GTCTATAAAAGACCGCACCATTTGGTAGCATGCAATGAAATAAGATTGCACGACCTGAAATAGAGCTAAGACCAAAGATAACACAGTCACTAGACTGTCCTTTATTTTTTTTAAGATCATAGAGATACTCCCTTCTTATTTTACAATAAATTGGCGGTATATTAGCATTTAAATAAGCCATAGTACATTATTTTATTTCACCCCAGTTTGGACCATATTCATCGTCTACTTTGTTTGGAACTTCTAGATCCACTGCGTGGATCATGATGTCTTTTATTCTATCAGCTTGTTGCTGTGATTCAATAGAAAAGTCTAACTCATCATGTACTTGTATGTGAGCCAAGATTCCTTCTTTATGAAGCTTGACCATAGCTTGTTTAGTCATGTCAGCTGCACTACCTTGAATTAATTTATTTAAAGACTTGTAAGTGAATGCTCTACGGTGACCATTTTTGTGCCAATAGTTTTTCTTCTTTTGTCTTTTGTCATCTAAAACAAATTCTCCATCGTCATCTTTTAACCATTCACCCATATTTTGAAGTTGAAGCATTCTTTCTTCATCTTCTGCTGGTACATACTTACCCCAGTCTGTGCCTTTTAAAATAGGTTCGTATTTTGGAAAACGACAACGTCTACCAAGTAATGTTTTTATTTGCCCTTTGTTTTCTGCAGCACTCATAGCTTTGTTCATTAGTTGTTTTACAAATGGAACTTTACTATGATACTTGTCAAATAATTCATCAGCTTTTTCTTTTGTAACGCCTAACTCTGCTTGAAGTTTTGCCTTACCCATACCATAAAACAATCCAAGATTAATTGTTTTTGCTTCCGATCTTGGAATCTCAGCCATCTCTGCAACTATCTTGTGAAAGTCTGTTGATGGATCTGAATCATATGAATCTGCAATTGTATTTACAGATGGTAATTCATAACGCAAAGCATAGTGTGCAACTAACCTTGGTTCCTGTTGCGAGTAATCGAAACAACCCCACTTACAATTTTCTTCAGGTATAAATAATGATCTAATCATGGGGCCTGTTACCGGATCCCTGGCTGGTATCTGCTGTAGATTAGGGTTAGAATAACTAAATCTACCCGTAACTGTACCACCATCATCAGAACGAATTTGATTAATACCTGCATGTATTCTACCACAATGTTCATGATCAATAATGGTATCAATAAAGGTTGTTCTAACCTTGTTTATTTTTCTAGCTTCTGCTATCATCTTAACTACAGGATGTTTATGATTTGTAATAAAGTTTTTAGTGAAAGAAGGTGTTTTTGTTTTTGCAGTTAATTCATATTTTAAATTCAAGTTGTCAAAAGCTTTGGCAATACTTGCTCCTGCCCATAGTTGAACTTCTTGGTTACATTGTTTTTTTATTTGTAGGAGTAACATTTCTTCTTGTACTGCTAACTCTTTCTTCAATCTATGAGCTTTTTCAACGTCCACTCTCACGCCAAGAAATCGCATATCGACCAGGCAGGGAAAAAGATCCGTTTCAAGATTAAAAATATTCTGTAGTTTTTGTTCTTCAATTATTTTTTTAAAATACTGCCACAATTCTAAAGTAAGTTCAGCGTCTGCTTCAGCATATTCTCCAACTTCCATAGCAGGCAATCTCCACATATCAGCTTTAGGATCTAATCCTCTTGACTTTGCAGCTTCAATTAGTTTTGTCTCGTTCTTACCTTTCTTTAAGAAAGCCCAAGACAAAGTATTTAGTGTGTAAGAAAATCTATTCTCATCTATAAGACTGGCTGCAATCATAGTATCTATAATTAAACCATTGATTTTTATACCTAATTTACGTATCCAACATACGTCGTACATTGCATTATGAAATACTTTTTTTGCAGGTAAAGCACAAACATCTGTAAACCAATCTAAAACTTGTTTACGGTCCATGTTAGGTCCTTCTTCATGTGCAATTGGATAATAAGCTTTCCATCCTTCAACAGCCACAGCTATACCTACAATTTCTCCTACACCTATGATTGCTCCTGAACCTAGTTTCTTTAGATTTGGATCACGTGTCTCTAAGTCAATTCCTATTTCCTCATACTTAGATAAATCTGGAAATTCTTTTGGCTGTAACCACTCTGTTTGAGGTATTATCATTTCTTTTTACCCATGTCTTTCAGTGTTTTAATTTCTAATTCACAGTAATGAATTATTTTTTCTAAGTCTTGTATTCCCGCCTTGTTCTTGTATCGACACACATACTTTATAACATTTCCCTGAAAAAAGGAAAGGTCGTTCTTAGAAACAAATTCATATGGTTGAATATGAAATTTTTTATAATGTGATCCGCCAATTTGTTTTTCTTGTGGTCCTTTAGTGCTTTCAAATATACTATTGTCTGTCATAGTTTGTATCCCTTCCTCTGTATTTTTGCTTTTAGTTTATATAAATTATTTTTTGCACGAGTAACCGCAACGTACCAAACTCTATGCTCTTCATCCTCCTTGTCTTCACTTTTCTTTATTGCTTTCAATATTTTTTTACCCATATCTAAACATAGAATAACATTATCTTGTTCACCACCTTTAATGGCATGAATAGTTGATGTCCAGATTCTAGCAGGTTGACTTAAATCTTCACCTGCTTCAATTAAACCTAGAAGATAATCTTTATCTTCTTGTTCTATATTTTGAAAAGCTTCATACCAATCTTTTTTTAAATTAAATTCTTCTGTGCCTGTGTATTCTTTAATATCTTTTATATTTTTTTCTTCTATTTTAATATTATTTTGCAACAATTCATAATTTTTTATAGCATTGTATGCCCTAACCCTGACGCTTTTTCCTCGATTACTTTCAAAATATAAATTCTTTTTCTTTAGTTGTTCTTCTATTTTTAATAGTCTTGATACTGTTCTAGTTAATATTAACCACTTACCCTTGGTTAAATCTACCTGGTCCAGGTTAGCAATCCCCTCACAGTTTCCTTCGTAGTCTCTTGGATAATATTTTTTTTCTTTTCTATTACCAACAATGTTTTCTATACACATTTGTGATTGTTCTTGTATAGCTTTTGATATTCTTCTAGACTTATGTAATACTTTTTCTTTTGCAGGTTCATCAATAAATCTATTTACATCAGCTCCGGCCCAGGCAAAGATAGCTTGGTCATCATCTCCAGCAAGATAAATGTCTTTACTTTTTTCTTTAAACTTATCGTACAGCTTCCATTGTAATGGTGATAGATCCTGCGCTTCGTCAATAAATACTGTATCGAACTCAGGAATTTTATTATCTTTCTCCAATAACATTTCTATCATATCATTAAAGTCAATTAATTTTTTCTTTTTTTTATAAACCATTAAATTTTCTGCAATGTGTTCTAATATAATCCAATCAACTTCTTTTGAATTATGTTCTCCACGGTCAAACTCTTCTCTTATGTCTACACACCTATTGATTGCTCTATGTATCAATTGAAAGTATGGATTGTCACAAGTTAAAAAAGAAGTTTCTTCTTTGTTATATCTGTCATAGTATTTTACTTTCACATTTAATTTTTTACCAAAACTTTCGTAATGATATGGCTGCATTACATCCTCTTCTTTTAATCCTAAAATATTAAATGCAAATGAATGGAGTGTTTGAAAGTATGGTAGTTTTTTATCTTCTGCTGGCATTCTTTTCTTTGCTTCACCTGCAGCTTTTTTAGTAAATGCAAAATAACCTATCTTATGTAATGGTGTTCCAACTCTTGCGTAGGCTTTGGCTCTTGATATCAATCTATATGTTTTACCCGTACCAGGAGGGCCATATATTTTATATATCATTAAATAATATCCTCTTCATCTTCGAAGTCTACAATCTCTTGTACCTGTTTTCTTTCTTCAAAAATATGTAAAGGTATCTTAAGAACTTTTATTGGAGGAAAATAGTTATCGTCTTTATCTTTACCAGGAAATCTTTTTGGTTTATTAAACAAAGCTTTCTTATCTTTATCATCACTTTTAAATAATTCTTTTATCATGTTAGAAGTTCTTTGCGGATCTGTTTTCCATTCTCTGGTTTTTAAATCAGAATAAAACTCATCATAAACAAACCATGCGTAATTTTCATCCACCAAAGGTTTACCACTTTCGAATGATTTATATGTTGTAGCTTTTGGTCCATAAATATATTTCTCTAAATTCTTTAACAAAATATCCATAGGACTTGTGCCCTCTACTGGTTCAATAGTTTCTACTTTTTCTTTGTCAAATAATAACTGCATTATTTCAATAAAGTCATTACCTTTTATATTTGGTGGAACTACAAATGCTTGCTCCATCATCAATGCTCTCAATGCTTTTTGACTCTCTAGTTTATAAATATCTTTTGCATGTACTTGAACTGTTTCACCATCTTCTCTTTCAACAGTAAACTTCCATTCAGGTGTAGGTTTATAATTTATTTTTTGTAATGCTGACATCCTAGGCCATACAGGTTTATCATCAGATAAGATTCCAAACTTTCTTTTTAAACACACGGGTTTAACACATACAGGAGATAATAACTCTCCATTGCATTGATAACCTTTTGTTTCTTTGTCCCAACTTTTAATCTTTGTTTTGACATGATCATCTGTCCATTTAGAATCAAACTTAAAATAATTTCTAGCTGCTTCAACTATCTTATCTTTCCAATTATCTTTGTATTTCTTTTTAGCAAACACCATATAGTTATATAAAAATCTATCTCTATCATCTGTCATTATTTCTTTTGTAAGAACTCCAAGACAAGGTGGACCATCATTAAATTCTTCTCCACTACCTTTTAATTCATCTGAAATAATTTTTTCTTGTATATCTTTTAATTGTTTTTTGTTTACTGCATTCAGCTCAATACATTTTACAAACATATCCAGAGACATTTCAGTTCCATCAGGTGCTAATGCTCTTCGACCATCTGCATTGTATGGAAGATTTATAAAGTTACCGTTTGCTTTGTTACCTTTTTCATCTGAAGAACGTAAACTTGTTTGTTTAGGAAATATTTCTGTTTTAGTATTTAACTTAAATACATAAAGCATTTGCTCTAAGAACTGTCTTATCTCTATTGCTTTTACGAATTCAGTGGTGAACACATATAAATGTAGTCCACCACTTTTGGACAGGACAGGGATGATTGGTAAACTTTTTTCTTGTATAGTTTTTAAATAATGTTCTCTATCAATTGGATACTTATCTACATCGATTGCACCAAATCTTGCAGTGCCATCATCGGTACATGGTTGAATACCAATTGATTTGATTCCCGTTAAATGATCTTCATAATCTTTTTCTGTAACTTTTAATTGTGACCATTCATGTTTAAATTTTTTCTTACCTGTTTCTGGATCTACGTATCCCTCGTTTATTTTACAGACACCATAATTACGTGTTAACCCTGTAAAATACTTTATAAAATCTTTCATTCCCATCCCTGTTTTTAAGGCGCCTCCAGTCTCCCTTCAGCGCCTCTGCTTGGCCAGCATTCCCCAAAGGGAAACTAGATAATGTCTTCTTTACTCTTAGTTGATGCAACCTGTTCATACTTAGGTTTCGCTGCACCTGCAAAAGCTTCTTCTTGAAGTTTTTTTGCAGTTTCATAGATCGATAAATCTTCTGGCTTAGATACATCTAACATTCTAACCTTACTAGGTTTATAGACGTGCCAGCTTTTATCTCCCCAGTTTTTACCAACTGTTTTAAGATTAAAGACTGCTGCAAATGCTGCAGGTTTAAATGAACCTTGAGCATCTTTTACTCTAAGATTATCAATTAAATCATTTAACTCTCTACCTGGAGTTAAGTTAGATGATCTCATAGTGATAACTGCTCTTCTCGCTTCACCGTTAATTAATGCTAGTACAAAGAAATACATAGTTTTTTCACAGTAATTACCGTTAGATAATCTGTACTTACCATTTTTTTCTTCTACTGCATCCGCAGGTGGATTGATGTGAGTACCGACTGGTGCTGCTGCACTGTCTCCTCTCTCTTGCCATTCTGGATATCTAGTGTGAGTGTGACACACAACTACTTCTAGTCCTTTATCACCATCAATTAAACTACCCATACTTCCAGAATATATCATTCCAGGTTTAGCACCTTCAACGTATTTAGCGTTTCTTGTGTTACACTCAGGTGATAATTGGTGAAGGATTTTTAAAATCACAGTTGATTTATCACTGGACTTTAATTCCTCCGTACCTTTTCCTGCATCGGATCTTAAGCTTACTGGTGATAGTGCACCTGCACTATTCTTTTGAACCATGTCTGTATTATTACTCATATATGTTTACTCCTATATATAGTTATTGGTTTATTTTTTATTTTTTATTTTTGTTTGATTTCCATCAAACGTCCAAAAAAGATCTTCTGGAACTTCGTTACCTTTGTTCTTCCAATCTTCCATGGTTACTTTAAGAGTCATGGCATGAACTGCTTCTTTTTGAGAAGGTTCATAGCCCTGACCCTTTGCAAGGGTAGCATATTCTGCAGCCTTGTTTTCTTCGCCTTGACCAAAGTTAACTGTGATTTCATTTTTCACAATATCACCTAAGCCATTGTTTCGAAGCCATTGTATGCAATCAGCTTTTTTATCAGCTTTCATTGTTGCACTATAAATTTTTTTAACAGATAATTCTGAACCATCTTTTAATTTCAATGTGCTCAAATTCATCTTTTCCATAAGTTCAGGAATAGTAAAATTATTTAATTGTTTTTCTTGTTCTTTTAATTCTTTTAAACTAGCCTCTGCACTTGAGATCTGTGCATTGATAGAATTTAATTTTTCTATCTGTTCGGATAGTTGTGTTGGATCAATTGTATTTAATTGATC